ATCACATGGGTGAGCCATGCGAGAAAAATCCACGCGACGAGTAGGACTCCTCCGATGTTGTTCATCACGCTACCTTTCTTCCGGGTCGTTGCTTAGGTGTGCCGTCCTTCTTGTAGCCCCACGGGGCTTCGGCGCTCTTCTCTGTTGGTGTCATTGCCAGTCGGCTCTTCTTGGGTTTGCGCTCAAGACTGCGGCGCAGGCGGCTCTTTTCGGGCTTGGGTGGGGGGTTGGTAGCCACGGGCACAGCACGCTCCCAGAAAAGGCGCTCGGCCAGCAGATAGCCCTCCAGCGGCCAGATTTGCCGGATGGCGTCCTCGAAGGCGTACTTGCGTCCAAGGTTCATGTCGAAGTTGGCCGCGTCCACACAGGCGCTCAAGCCTTTGATGGTGTAGCCGTTCTTCAGGGTCAACATACACACCGTGGTTCTGCCGTCTGGTAAGACGATGTACATCTCGCCGACGATCTTTTGCACGATGGACTCGAGGGTCACTTTGTTTTCCATTGCCGCTCTCCGATTGGTTTATAGGTTATTCGTAAATTGGTTTTTTGTGTCTGTGCCAATGGGTGTGACATTTTTTGCACAACCATCGCACTTCAAGTGGTTTTGTGTAGTCGTCATGGTGTCCTTCTATCGATGTTGTCGAGTGGCACACCGAGCATTCATCTGCTGGTGTAAGTTTTCCGTCTCTGATGGCATTGCTGACGATCACACGAGATGCGTATATCAACGGGTTTCGTTTTTTATACACATCCATTGCTCGTTTTTTTGCGGCCTTGCCGCCATCGGTTTTTTGGTACTCTTTTCTCGCATCTACACGATGCGGGAGCAGACTTCTTTCCCTGTCGTACTCCCGCAACCTTTCAAGGTTTTCCTCCCTGTGTTTTGCAACCCTTGCCTTGACGCATTCAATGCACTTGTTCAAGTGCCCGTCTGCCATCTTGGCGTGCTTGTAAAACTCAGAGATGGGCTTCTCTTGATTGCACTCTCGGCATACCTTCATGGTGGTCTCCTTTGAAACGGTATGCCTCTAATATACCCTACTAAAAAGGTATATCATCCTCCATGTCGTCAAAGCCACTGCCGTTTTGGCGTGACTGTGCGCTGGCCGACTCGTTCTTCGCGTATTGGCGACCTTGCCACTCAGGTGACTCCTGAATTTTCTTTTTCAGGCCGTCACTGAAGGTCTCGAACATCTCCATGTCGGGTTCGTCGATGGAGAAGATTCCGGTCTTGTTGTGCCCGTTGGGCAGACCAGCCTTCTTGACCTGCGGTGGCACCTGCATGATGGCCGCGATGTTGGTGTACTCCTTGCCGTTGTTGCCGGTCGACTTGATCACAGAGATCATGGCCCACGCGCCAAGGATGTTTTTGAGTTCAAAGCCGCGCAGTTCTTCAGCCGTGAACTCACGACCGCGCCATGTCTGCAAGTCCTTCCGCAGTGTGGCTTTCTCGGCCAGCGACAGCGTGAAGTTCTTCGAGATGGTCATCGGTTCGTTTTTGGCGGTGACGATGGCCTTGCCATTCTCATCCTCGCCATGCACCTCGAACTGGATCATCACCTTGGGGAGGTGCTTGATCGTGCCAAGGTACTCAGACTTCTGCGTTCCGAGGTCAACGACGCGGTAGCACCGCGCCAGATGCATCCCCGGAGGCACGGGGGTAAAACTGCCTTCGCCTTCTTTCGCTACAAGACCCATCATTCGCTCCTATTGCTTTGGGTGGTTTCAGGTTGACGACGAGGCATCCCGCACTCAAAGCGGATGATGTCCCAGTCGTCCTTTGATGCGACGCCCGCCTCAGCCCGGTCAAGGGCGTCCTCAAGCATCAGCATTCGTTCAAGCATTGCTTGATGTGCTTCACCTTCATCGTGCATAATTCGCTTTCAGGTTAAACAAGCCCGCACTGTACCATGTTTAACCCTGACATACAACCCCCTTGCAAGTTTTTTTGCATGGTGTATGATCCGCTTAAACCAACGAAGGAGGTCAAATGACACTTGAAGAGTATTTCCGAGATAAACCACGAGGTGCGAAGATCGAACTCGCCCGCAAGTTGGGGGTGTCCAAAACATGGATGTCCCTGCTTGTGTCCGGGCGTGAGGTTCCCAGTGCCGGTCTCGCTCTGATGATCGAGAAGTTCACCAACGGGAAGGTCAAGCGCAAGTCGCTCAGGCCAGACCTTTTTGGGGAGATCAAATGATCTGGTACAAGTTTCACCTCGGGGACTACATCACCCACACGACACACCTGTCAGACGCTGAAGACCTTGCGTACCGTCGCCTGCTCGATTTGTACTACATGAGCGAGGCTCCAATCCCACTCGATACCCAATTGGTTGCCCGCAAAATCAGGCTTGATCTGGACATTACCGAATCGGTTTTGGGGGAGTTTTTTGAAGTGACTGATGAGGGGTATCGAAACGGTCGTTGTGATGCCGAAATCGCGAAATATCAGCATCAGGTCGCAACAAACCGATCCCTCGGGAAGCGAGGCGGCAGGCCGAAGAAAACCGAATTGGAAACCGAATCGAAACCGAACACGAACCCTAAGAAGATACAGAAGAAGAATATAAATACATCGTCGGCGGCACGCTTTGATGAATTCTGGGCCACATGGCCTGCCAGCAAACGCAAGGTCGGCAAGGCCGCTGTACTGGCGAAGTGGGAGAAGCACAACCTCGACGAGGTGGCCGATGTGATCATCGCCAATGTCGAGAGCCTGAAGACCTCCGAACAGTGGACGACCGGCTACGAGCCTGCCCCGATGACCTACATCAACCAGCGCCGGTGGGAGGACGACGAGTTCTCCGGCCATGAGGTGGCGCAGGGGCGGAGGGTGATATGACTCGCGACGACATCATCCGCATGGCGCGGGAGGCTGGGTTCACGCCGCAGCGTGACGAATGGGTGTTTATAGAAATGCTTGAAAGACTCGCCGCCATTGTCGCCGCAGCCGAGCGCAACAAGGTGGCTCAGTGGATGATCGACCACGGCTTTGCCACCGGCCACGGCGACACGACCGAAGACCTTTTGGAAGAACTGGATTGGCAAATTACTGAATCGTGGTCAAAGGTCGTCATGGCTAGCGTTAAGGCCGAGCGCGAGGCGTGTGCGATGGAGTGCATAAAACTGGCCCACAAGTGGACACGTTTAGGCGCTTGGGGTGAGAACAACGAATTTCACGACTGCGCCGCCGCCATCCGAGCAAGGGGACAAGCATGACCCCTGTCGAGTTGTTGCTGTCGCGTCTCCAGAAGGTCAAGGGCCGCAACGGCTCATGGACTGCCTGTTGCCCCGCGCACAACGACAAGGGGCCGTCCCTTGCGATCCGCGAGGCCGACGATGGCCGGGTACTCCTGCACTGCTTTGCAGGCTGTGAGACCTTGAGCGTGGTGCAGGCTTTGGGCATGGACATGACTGATCTGTTCCCGCCCGACAACAAGCGCCGCGACTACCCCGTCGAAGGTAAGCCCAAACTCAAACCGGCGTTCTACGCCAGCGACCTGATCCGCATCCTCGCATTCGAGGCTCTGGTGGTCAGCATCTGCGCCAGTGATATGCGAAAGGGCAAGACCCTGAGCGATCAAGACAACGAGCGATTGAAAGTGGCACAACAGCGAATTGAAGAGGTAATGCACTATGCAAACATCTAATGTCCAAGAGCGTGCGAAGGCACTTGACGAGGCCCGCAAGGTGCGCCTGCTCAAGCCGGAGGAGATCGATGTCGAGAAGTATCTCCACGCGCACGACATCACGAACAAGGTGCGCGAGGTCAGCCAACTGCTGGACGAGTTGCGCGACGAGTTGGCAAACCCAGCCAAAGAAGTTACGCAGACCATGCCGTGGCCGAAGACTGAACACAGTTTCCGCTTTCGCCCCGGAGAGGTGACGCTGTACGCAGGCTCCAACGGTGGAGGCAAGTCGCTGATCACCGGCCAGATCGCGCTGGGCCTGATTAAGCAGAAGCAAAAAATCTGCATCCAGTCATTCGAGATGAAGCCCAAGCGCACGCTGTACCGGATGCTCCGGCAGTTCGCTGGCGAGAACATCGAGTTCCCAAAGTTCATGTCCAAAGAGAAGTACATGGGCAGGCTGATGGATCGTTTTCACCAGTTCGCAGGCAACCGCCTGTGGCTGTATGACCAGCAGGGCACAGTGACCACACAGCAGGTCATCGCGGTCTCGAGATACTGCGCGATGGAGTTGGGTGTTGGTCATGTGTTCATTGACTCGCTGATGAAGTGCGTGCCCGGTGAGGACGACTACAACGCACAGAAGATGTTTGTCGATGAGATCACTGCGGTTGCGCGTGATCACAACATCCACATCCACTTGATCCACCATATCCGCAAGTTGCAGAACGAAGAGTTGCAACCCAACAAGAATGACATCAAGGGCACCGGCGCAATCGCCGACCAAGTCGACAATGTGTTGCTGATGTGGCGCAACAAAAAGAAGGAACACGACAAGCAGAAGAAGGGCACTGCTGATGACAAGTTGCCCGACGCCATGCTGATGTGTGAGAAACAGCGCAACGGCGAATCAGAGGACTGGTTCAGCCTGTGGTACGACAAAGAGAGCCAGCAGTTCACCGAGATGGCTGGCGCAGTCGCAATGCAATTCGATCATGGGGGGGCATTTTGAATGTTGATGGAGGACGCGAAGGAGAAGGCGCAGACGAGCATCGTCACCGCTGTCTCGTTAGATGGGTCATCAAAAAGCGCATTGAAGATCGTGATGGCGCACACCGATGGCTCAGGGGTTACCTTGACCACTTTAATCGACATCACAAGGGATGGAATGACCTACATAAGGGATCACGGCTTGAGCAAGATGTTCGAGATCAGTGGAGCAAAGGCAATCGTGGAGAGTATGGAGATTGGAGAAAATAATGGCAAAAGTTGAACTGACAGATTTTCAAAAGCGATTCTTCGCGCAGGGCACTGGTCAACAGTTGTTCACCGCGCAGGAGTTCGAGTCCGCGCTGGCGCAGGCCAAGGGCGAGATCATGGCCGTTGCCATCCAAACGACGAAGCAGGCGATCTTTATAGAGCGTGAAGCCTGCGCCGAGTTGGTAATGTTCAAGGCTGACGAGGTCGAGAATAGAGGCATGAATGAGTTGGCTAATGTCCTGCGTGATTTGGCTAACGACATGATCAACCGCATCCCGAGCCAGCGTCAATGATTGAGTTGACTCTGCCGTGGCCGCCAAGCACGAACAGGTACTGGCGCACATTCCAAGGCCGCATGATCATCAGCGCCGAGGGTCGGTCATACCGCAAGGCTGTGGCCGATCAGGTGTTGATCCAGCGCGGAGCAAAGCACTACGCCGCAAAGATGCGCGTCGAGATCGAGGCATGGCGACCTGACAACCGCCGCCGCGATTTGGACAACCTCTTGAAGGCTGTACTGGATTCCTGCACCCACGCAGGCGTATGGGAGGACGACTCCAACATTGTTGACCTTCGCATCTATTGGGCCGAGAACATCGGTGGAATGTTGAAAGTGAAAGTGAGCGAAGTATGAGCGAGGTACATGACTGGGTGTGGTTCACCAGCGCCAAGGGCGCGGTGGGCATCGTGAAGATGGAAACAGAAGACGAGGGTGTCATCTACCGCATCAGCGCGGTCGATGGTTTTATGGAGAAGATGGATGTCCAACAAATCGTCGCATGGGGAGCAAGGTTCCCGCAGGCCGCAGGCGAGGCTCTTTTCGCCCCAAGGAGCAAAAAAGATGAGTGAGCCAAGCATGAAGCAAGTCTGGGCTGGCCTCGCCATGATGGCGTTGCTCACGCGCAGGGACTATGACGGCGATTTTGCTGACATCGCATCAGACGCATGGCGCATGGCCGACAACATGGAACGAGAGGAGGAAGAGCGTGACGAGCAAGGAAGCGTTTGAATTCATCTTCGGCCAGTTTGGCATTCATGACGCTGGCATCAAGATTTGGGAGGCCGCAGTGAAGTGGGAGCGGGCGGAGTGTGAGGCGGTTGCCAAGCGTTACCGCGACCGCAACACCGGCATCAAGAAGTTGGCTGGCGAGAGCATCGCGAACTCGATCAAGCGAAGAACAAAGAAGGATCAATCAACCGTTGAAAAAGGAGAAGGCAATGTTTGACACATTTGGAGATTTTTTCTGGACATTCATGGCGATGTCGGGGTTCATGTTTTGGATTTGCGTGGTGATCTTTATCGTGATGGTGATCCGTCGCAACCGCCGCAAGTTCGGCAACCGTTACTGAGGTGGCGGCATGGAAGTTTTTGTTGAGATCGTCAAGATCGTTTTGATCATCACAGGCGCGGCCACATGGGTGCTTGGTATGTTCCTGATGGTGTTTTACTGGATGTGTCAGATACCACCGAAGGATTGAGCATGACCACAGAACAAAGAGACCCACACAAGGCTGTTGACTACATCATCGCTCACGCAAAAGATTTTGCAAAGGCAAAAGCCAAGCGCGTGTACCTTGAAGAGTTTCGCAAGAGCAAGAAGGCCATCCTGATGAAGCAATCAATGGAAGCGGCCATCGGGGCACAAGAGCGTGAGGCATACGCGCATGGTGAATATGTTGAGTTGCTCAATGGTCTAAAGGAGGCTGTTGAGATTGAAGAAAAATTGCGCTGGGACTTGATTGCGGCTCAGGCCCGCGTTGAGATTTGGCGCACCGAGCAGGCCAACAATCGCGCTGAAGGTAAGGCAACCATCTAACAGGAGTATGAAATGACTGGGAAGATTGGAAAGAAAAAGTTGGTGCTGGTTGCGGATATGCAAGCGGTTCCCAAGGAAGGCGAGACGCACATCACGCCGTGGGGTAAGGTGTGGACACATGGTGCTGATGTCATGGGCACATGGAAGCGCCACGGCTTCATTCCACCAACCGAGTACCGTAACGACTACCGATTCAAGATCAACCGTGATGGAGGGCAGATCGATGATTGACGATCCCGAAGAAGAGGCATGGAAGGAAATGGAGAAAGAGATGGGCGAGAGGGTGCGTAAAGAGTTGGAAGAGCGCCGCAAGGTCAAGAGCGTAGAGGACGCCTTCGCGGACTGGGAACATAGCCACAGGCCAGAGCAATACTTCGTTGAGATGCGGGCCTTCAAGGCTGGCTGGGTGGCCGCGATCCGCAACGAGTGGGCCAAGGAAAGGAATGACTGATGGATGAGGACGAAAAAATCAACACGGCTTTGCTCATACTCGACGACATGATTGAGGGGTGCCGAAATGTCAAGGGGGATGCCCGCCTCCACGAAAACGCCAAGGCGCTTGCATCCATGGTGATTCGTGACTGCAACAGGGCTAGATTTGCTTTGATGGGGGAGGTAATGCCCGGTGACGACACTCGCTGAAAAAAAACACATGAGCCGGGTAGCCGAACTGGGCTGTGCGGTCTGCCGCCGCATGGGCTACCCGGGTACTCCGGCTGAACTACACCACCGGAGGGCCGGAACAGGGGCTGGAAGACGCGCAAGCCACTGGGAGGTCATCCCACTATGCCCAGAGCATCATCGCGGCTCTACGGGCCTCCACGGCCTCGGCACGAAGGGATTCCCGAAGCACTACGGCTACGACGAGACCGACCTGCTGATCGAGACCCTGACGCTGGTGGAAAAGCAGTATGGCGAAATACCCACACACATTCGTGGGGTATTGCTAAAAGGTGTTGACAAGGTTTAAGGTGGTGTTAAACTTCTCCTCACTGACACAGCAAACCCGCACAGTCAGGTAACAGCGAAAGCGAAGGACACCATGCAAACAATCACCAACACCCAAGTCGACACTCTCGGTCAACTGCTGGCCCAGATCGCAGAACTGACCAAGCAGGCTGACGCCATCAAGGATCAATTCAAGGACGCCGCCAACGCAGGCGGTGCCAAGGCTGTCGAGGGCGACCTCTTCAAGGCCACCTACATCGAGGCAAACCGCACCTCGGTTGACTACAAGGCTCTGTGCGCTGACCTCGGCATCACTGCCGACCAGATCGCCAAGTACAGCAAGACCGCCGCTGTGTTCAGCGTCAAAGTCACCAGCCGTTAATCAGGAGGCCGCGATGCTCAAGACTCTACAAAAGATTCTCGACACGCGCCTCTGGGTGCGTTACATCGACGACGAGCGTGGTGATGGCAACAGCATCATCGTGACCCTCGACAACGAGTGGGTCTTCGCCGACAACCCCGGCTGTGGCGTAGCAGGCTACGACACCGTTAAGGAGGTCGAGTTGGCAACCCGCTGGGACAACATCAAGCGCAAGTAACCACGGGGGCTTCGGCCCCCATTCAAAAGCGAAAGGAAGGCGAACCATGAACTCATTCACCGCAACAGGCATCGCAGAGGGCTGGATCGACTGCGAGAGCGAAGACCAATACATCGATGCGTGGCAGACCCTCGTGGACACCGGCCTCGCATGGCAACTGCAAGGCTGGTTCGGTCGCACTGCCGCCCGCCTGATCGAAGAGGGCGTGATCAACGCCAAGGAGGCCGCATGAACTACGGCCAATGGCATCAGGTCTTCACCAACAAGGTGAAGGACTACGACTGGCACACCTGCCGTCGCGCACTGTTCGACTGCCACGACACGCTCGACTTGCGTCGCGATCTTCCGACCGACGACCCCTACTACATCAAGTTGTGGGCCGAGATCGATGCACTGCGTGAGCGTCAACTCAAAATCACAAAGGAGGTCGCATGATCGATCAATTCGATATGTTTGATGGTGAGGGCGCATTTCTCGCAAAGATGCGCCACGACTGGAACAAGGCCATCGAGAGTGAGGGCGCGTTTTGCCCGTGCTGTGGCAAGTGGGGCAAGGTCTACAAGGTCAAGTTGAGCCAGCACCTTGCCTTGTGCCTGCGATGGATCGGCGTTCATGGTGATGACGATGGCTGGGTTGATGTGCAGAACAAGGCTCCTCGCTGGATGCTCAAGAGCAAGACCTATCCCCTGCTAGAGCATTGGGGTCTGATCGACTCGCAGGCCAAGCGATCTGGTGTCTGGCGTGCAACGCTTAAAGGGCACGACTTCATCAATGGCGTGACCACGATGCCATCAGCGGTTCACATCTACGACAACAAGGTCTGGGGCTTTGAGGCCGAAGAGGTTTCGTTTCGAGGGTGCTTTGGCAAGCATTTCGACTTTGACGAGATGATGTCTGACCAGTTCCGCTGGGCCAATATTCAGGAGAAAAAACCATGAGCGAAAAGTACAGCGACGCCGACATCAACTACATCAAGGGGTTCGACCATGGATGCGACTACATCGTGGCCGAGATCGAGCGGTATATGAGAGAGACGCCCGACACCGAGGCCGCGCTGGCCTCCCTCCTGCTCCGCCTCAAGGGGCCGGACGACTTAGGGAAAGCCCCTACAAAAAAGTCGGGATAAGGATTGTGTAGGTTTAATTCCATGTTAAACTTCTGATCACTGACCAAGCAATAGTGCAAGGCAGGTAACAAACGAAAGCGAGTTCAACATGGAAAAGCAAACCGTACCCTTCAGCCAACTGCTCCGCGATGCCGTCGAGAAGCCCGGTATCCTGAGCCAAGCCTACAGCCAGTTCCACAACTACAGCATTGGCAACCAACTGTGGGCGTGGTCTCAGTGCCTGTCCCGCGAGATTCCCCTTGGCCCCATCGCCACCTTCAAGAAGTGGCAAGAACTCGGTCGCCAAGTGCAGAAGGGCCAGAAGGCCATCTCTTTGGTGATGCCCGTCACCATCGCCAAGAAGGACGACGCAGGCGAGAAGACCGGCGAAGTGTTCTCCCTGTTCACCGTCCGCAACAACTGGTTTGTCCTGAGCCAGACCGAGGGCGACGACTACCAGCACGAGGCTGTCACCCCTGAGTGGAACAAGGCCAAGGCGCTCGAGACCCTCGGCATCACCGAGGCCACATTCAACCTCATCAACGGCAATGTGCAGGGCTACGCCCAACTCGATAGCATCGCCGTCAACCCGGTGGCCGAGTTCCCCCACAAGACCCGCTTCCACGAGATCGCCCATGTGGTGCTGGGCCACACCAAAGAAGGTCTGGTGACCGACAGCGAATTGACCCCCCGCGACATCCGCGAGGTCGAGGCTGAGGGCGTGGCCTACATCCTGTGCAACTTGCTGGGCCTGCCCGGTCTGCACGAGTCTCGCGGCTACATCCAGAACTGGCTGGCCGATGGCGAGATCAGCGACAAGAGCGCCCAGCGCATCTTCAGCGCCGCCAACAAGATTCTGGAGGCTGGTAAGGCATAAGGATTGAAGGGGGGTTGCACCCCCTTTCGTTTAATGTATAATTAAACCATCAACAGCGAAGGAGAAGCGAAATGGCAAAGCAACAATACATCGCAGAGGTCGAGTCCACCATTGCAGGCATCCCCTGCCTGATCGGTGTGATCGACTTCAACCGCGTCAACGGTTCGTACAACTATCACGCCGCCAGCGACTGGGACTACTACGGCTACACCGAGAGCGAGTGGGAAGTCCTCGACCGCAAGGGCTACAAAGCCGCGTGGCTCGAGCGCAAGTTGTCCAGCAAGGACGAGAGCCGCATCGATTCCGAAATCGCCGAATACTTCAACTAAGGAGAGAACCATGGCAACGACCGAAGACTTTCAAACCCGCATCGAGACCGACGACCGCAACCGCGTGGTCTTTGTCGACAAGTACGACGACAACGAGGTGTGGCTTTCAATCCAAGTGCAGGGCGGTGGCGCGAATTGCGTCCTGCCCCGCGAAGAAGCCCTGAAGATGGTCGAGGCCATCCAGCGGGCACTGGGGGTCGAATGACCACCCTGCTCGTGCGAGAGACCATGAAGATGGTCGCAGAGGGCGGGCTTGATCCAGTGGAGATGCATTGGTTCGATGCGACCGGGTGCTTCATGGATCAGAGCGAAGAGTCGCAGACCCCGCTTCACGACAGCAGGCCACCGTTCCAGCGGTGCATGGTCTGCTGGGAAGGTCAGTCCCGTAATCACCAACGGATGCGTATGTGGTTGCTGGTGGCCGGGGACGACCCGCAGGAAGGCATCGTGCTGACCGTCTGGCGGCAACCGGCCAATCAACCGCCGGTGTCCTCGCCGGTGATGGTGTACATGATCGACGAGGGGCAGGTGCGGTATGGGCCGGTCGATGAGAACCAGACCATGGACAAGGCCGAGGCCGAGATGATCCTCGGGTTTGTGTCGGCGTGGTATGAGTCGCTGGCCCGTCGCTGTGAGGCATACATCCCCAGCGTGGCCCAGACCTTCACCAACCGCCGCAAGATCGCGCAGGGCAAGGTTCCGGCCTATGACTGGCGCACGGTGGTGATCGAGCCTACAGCGCCCCGCAGGGACTCTTTGGGGGGCACCCATGCCAGCCCGCGCCTGCATGACCGCCGTGGGCACCTACGCCGCCTCAAGAGCGGCAAGAATGTCTGGGTCAAACCCTGCAAGGTCGGAGACCCGTCCAAGGGCATCGTTTTCCACGATTACAAGGTCAAGGAGGTCGCATGAGAGAACCCATCCTGCTCACAGGCATCGTTGCGGCCCTGCTTTGCGGCCTTGGAGCGATTTTTTACGGCATAGCCATGTCTACCCATCAACCAAGGGTCTACGACTGCTCTATGGCCTCATTTCACCCCGACATCCCGCCCAAGGTGCGGAAGATGTGCGACGAACTGATCAGAAGCAAAGGGCCATGGACATGAACCAAATCAAGCCTACGATGGCCCGATCCAATCCTAAGGGTATGGAGGTGGCCCGACTCGGCTCCCGTGAAGCCCGAGAGTTCATTGAGGCCGAGGCCATCGACATTTTCGCCACCATGACCAACGGGGGTTGCACCTTCCAGCAGGCGCTGGCCGCAGTTTTTATGAGCGGCATGAACGCCGCGCACACAGTGAGGGAGAAGAACACATGACCAAGCACGAGATCGACGACATGATGAGAGACCTGCCCAGCCAGCGGCAGTGGTACTACGAGCGGAGCCGCCGGTTCGTGGTGGACGAGACACTGGCCGGGGTTGCATTCGTGGCGCTGGTGGTTATACTCTGCCTCATGTAAAAAGCGAATGTGTAGCGATCCTACAGCGAACCACAACCGATTCGGTAATCAAGGGTTGATCACCCTCTACCAAAATCAAGAGGCCCGCCACGAGTGGGCCTTTTCATTGGGGTAAGTTTCTGTTAAAATTCAAGGCACAAAAATACTGGAGAATCACCATGGCAACTACTCAACGGATTTACCTCGTCGGCACGCCCGACGGCAAGACTCGACTGATCAAGGCCAACCTGCGCCAGCAGGCACTGAGCCATGTGGCGAACACCCTGCTCACGGTTCGCGTGGCATCGCAAGATGACCTCGTAGCCGAACTGACCAAGGGCACGCCTGTGGAGCAGTACCGCGCACCGGAGCAGATGGAACTGATCGAAGGTAGCGAGTCGCCAGCGAACTGATAGCGAATCGGTTTCCCCGCCCGATAAAACAAAACGGGGGCCAACGCGCATGGGCATTCGGGCATTCACTTGCCCATCCGGCAAAGTCGAACCGGAGAGGAGTGTCCAGTCGTGTTGGTGTAGTTCAATCTGATCCCCGGCATATACTGAAACCGGGTAGTCGGCAGACGAATGGTAGAACGGCCTCGGCAGGGGAGTGTTGCGGGTTCGAGTCCCGCCACCAATACAGACACTGGCGTCACGAAAGCGAATCGGATAGACTTATCCACAAGATCAACCATTCGCAGGAGGAATAGGGATGACGCCCGAAACACCGAAGCCGCGCAAGCGCACATCAAAGACCGAAGCCGCGAAGGCCAAGAAGGCCGTACAGAAGGTCATCGGCGACGCCCAGACCCAGATCAAGAAGCACGCCATAGGTCACCGCCCCTCATCCTACGACCCAGTAGTGGCAGAGCAGATATGCGAACTCCTCAGTGAGGGTATACCCCTGAGAGAGATATGCCGCATGGAAGGGATGCCTCCTTGGAGGAATATCTACTTTTGGATGGCCCGCGACCCTGATCTATCTGCACACATCGCCCGCGCTCGTGAAGTGGGGTATGACCAGATCGCTGAGGAGTGCCTTGACATTGCCGACAACGGCAAGAACGACTGGATGGATCGCGAGATCAGGAACGCGCAGGGCAAGGTCGAGGTGGTGCGGGTGGTGGATGCCGAACACATCCAGCGGTCGAAACTGCGGATCGAGACCCGGCTGAAGTTGCTGGCGAAGTGGTCGAACAAGTACAGCGACAAGACCATCATTGCTGGCGACCCGAACGGTGCCCCGATCAAGACAGAAGACTCCGGCTCTGGTCGCCTGTTCGAGTTGATCCGAAACATGGAGATGACCAAGCGTGTCACTGAGTGAGCATCTCGATTCAGAACTCGCGGAGGAGTTTGACAACCTCGACGAGAAAAACCGAGTCGCTATTCTGGCGCACGCATCATGGGTGGCCGGTGCCCACAAGTATCAGATACCACCGCCCCTCGAGCAGGACTACCATGTCTGGATGATGCTGGCGGGGCGAGGGGCAGGGAAAACCCGTAGTGCCGCTGAAGCCCTGTGGTGGTGGTGCTGGATCACCCCCGGCTCCCGGGCGCTGGTGCTGGCCCCTACATCGAACGACCTGAAGTTCACCTGCTTCGAGGGCCAGTCCGGTCTGATCGCCTGCATCCCGCAGGAGTTGATCGTCGACTACAACAAGCAAGACCACCAGATCAAACTGGTCAACGGCTCGAGCATCCGGGGCATCAGCGCAGACTCATACGAGCGCCTGCGTGGCCCGCAGTTCCACTTCGCATGGTGTGACGAGTTGGCCGCGTTCCACTACATCCAAGAGGCGTGGGACATGATGCAGTTCGGCCTGCGTCTGGGTGACAGCCCCAAGGTCATTGTGACCACCACGCCGCGCCCCAAAGACCTGATCCTCGACCTCGTGGGCCGGGAGGGTGACGATGTCATCATCGACCGCGCATCGACCTACGACAACAAGGACAACCTCGCGCCCACCTTCCAGAAGCAGTTGGAGCAGTACAAGGGATCGAAGTTGTACCTGCAAGAGGTGCTGGGCGAGATCGTCGACCTCGAGGACGGCAAGGTCGTCTCCCGCGATATGTTCCGCCTGTGGCCCGCAGGCAAAGCCTTCCCCAAGTTCGAGTACATCCTTCAGTCCTACGATTGCGCCTTCTCAGAGAAGGAACACAACGACCCCACGGCCATGACCACATGGGGCGTGTTCAAGCCTCTGGATGGGCCTATGAGCGTCCTGCTGATCGACTGCTGGGCCGAGCATCTGTCCTTCCCCAAACTCAAGCCCAAGGTGCTGGATGAGTGGCGCGTGTCCTATGGTGAGGGCCGCGACGCCAAGCGCCCGGACATGATCATCGTGGAGGACAAGGCCGCAGGCATCTCGCTGATTCAGGAATTGCGCCACGCCCACCTGCCGGTGATCCCATGGAACCCGGGCAAGGCCGACAAGATGCAGAGGCTCCAGATCACCGCGTCGATCTTTGCCACTGGCCGCGTGTGGCTCCCTGAGTCATCGGTGAAGGCCGGATATGTGAAGGATTGGTGTGAGGGGTTTTTGAGCCAGATATGCTCATTCCCTGATTCATCGCACGACGATTATGTGGATTCAGCAACGCAGGCAATTCGGTATTTGAAAGATACCGGCTGGCTCGACATCAATCCGCCTGCCCGTTATGATGACGACGATGATGATTATCTTGATATTCAACCAAAGCGCGTAAACCCATACGCGGTTTGAAAGGGACAAAATGGCTGATCCAAAAAAGGTTGGTTTGAAATTCGCTGAAGCATTTGCCAAGGCAGGCAAAGAGGCGGATGCCGCCCTTGCCGCAGAGCGGATCGCCAAAGAGAAGGGGAAACTCGAAGAGGCTCTGAAGGCCCAGCGGGCACCGATGACCATACCGCAGGGCACTGGCCTGCCCCTGATGCCCCGATCACAGGGAATGTACACACCCGGCGTTGAGCAAAAAGACCTGCCCCGGATGCCAATGGTCGACAAGGCCCGCGCCGCAGGCAAGACGCCCAAGTACACCGAGCGGATGCAAGACCTGCTGGACAGCCCGACAGCACGCAAGAAGGTCAACACGCTGATCCAGAAGGGCAAAGACCTCAACATGACCGAGTGGTACGGCACAGAGCCGCTCAGGCAGGTTGCCATGGACATCGGGATGAGCCAGAAGCAGTTCGATGCCTTCCTCGCCCAGATGGCCTCCGCCTCACAGCGCAACCCGGTCGACCAACAAAACCGAATGGGTTCTTACCTCTGGCACCTCAGCCAGACCGGCGGTCTCCCAGACGACGCCTTCCTCCTCACCAACAAGATCAAGCGCGGCAAGCAAGCCGCACCCGAGGGCACGGCCATCGAGTTGCCGCCCGGGTATGGATCGCTGGCGCAGGGTGACATCTTCAGCCGGGGCAAGCAGATCGCCGCCGGTGACATCGAGGGCGCACTGCCGCCTGACAAGAAGTTGGGCACCTTCTACCGCAACTACCAAGGCAACCTGCGCCCCGTGACGGTGGATGTGAACGCTGTGCGCGGCCCAATCATCGAGCGTGGTGACCCCCGCTGGCTGGCCTCCAAACTGGTGGAGAAGGACGAGGAGGGCAATGTCATCGCCACCCACTTCCCGCGCAGGGATGTCGAGTCGGGCAAGTTGAGCCTCAAGGAGGCGAAGGAGCGCCCCGGCTTTTGGGAAGCCGC